ATGAGTAGTTTTTTAACGTTGGAAGATGTTAATAGTGTTGTTGGTGGTTTCGGTGCTTCTACTTTGTATCATGAGATAGATGCTGGTAGTGTGGGCAGTGAAACTTTTGATAATGTTAAGATTGATTTCTGCATTGTTTCAAAGTCAGCTAATACTGTTAGTGTAACTGTTGAAAATGATGCGTGGATTGGTGCTTATTACACATTGGATAGTAATGGGGATTACCTGGGATTGACTGGAAATTATAATAGCAGTACTAAAACTCTTACATTCAATACTAATACTCATATTATAATCGGTTTTGTGTGTAATATGAGTGTGCCTAGTTTTAATGTTGCTAAAACTAAGTATAAATTGGTTGAGGGTTATCCATTAGTGTTAGATTTCACTGAATTAGCTACATCTCAGGATATTCAGTACTTGGATTTAAGCACTGGAGATGTGAATACTGTCAGCAAGGTTTTAGCTGAAGGTGTTAATCAGGTTAGTAGTGGTGATTTCACTGATTATATTTATGTTTATTTGAAAAAGCATGATTTCGATTTCAATTTAACTACTAATGTATTGATTAATGGGAAACGGAATACTGTTAGTTTCGTTGCTCCAATGGTTGAGGAATTTGATACTTGGTGTAAAGTTTCTTATTTAGATAAGAGTAGTAACTTTTATTTGAGTGATGGTAGTTTTATTGTTGATTTAACTGATTATAATAGTGACCGTAAGGTTGAATTAACTGTTGAATTGTTGGAATCTGATTTGATTATTGGAAAAACATTAACCTTCAGGTTGAATGTGGATTATATTATGGTGGATAATTTCAGTGATCTCTATAATGAAGTGGTTAATGGTACTGAAATATTGGAGTTGGGAGCTGATATTACTTGTCTGTCACGTATTCCAGTAACTCATGACCTTATTATCTATGGTAACGAGTATCTACTTGATTTAAACGAGCATGGATTCAATATAAATGAAGATGTTATATTCAAGTTAGAAAAAGTCACATGCAATAATGGTGACACTGCTATTAAACAAGGATTAAATTCAAAAACCGAGATAACCGATTGCACATTCACAAACTGCAAGTCCAGTAACTACAATAACCTAGGCAGCATAATCTACTGTGATGTAAACCTGGAAAGTTTAAGTGTAGAAACAGATTTCACAACAATCATAACAGATACCACATTCATAAACAACCATAACTGCATATTACATGGTGGAGAGTTAACAATTTCAGGCATTGAATATCATAACACCAATCCTGAATGTGTAGATAACAACAATCCAGCATTCCTATATCAAACAGATGGAACTGCAGACATCAGAAACAGTGTATTTGACATAGATTACGATACTAACATATTATGCAGTGATGAAATAAATCTAGGTTTCGCACAATGCCTTGTAATGTGTGGTGAAACTGCAATCATAAACACTGCCGATAGAGATTACCTAGTGAATAATACATTACCATTCTTTGATTCCAATTTCTTAAACCGTAGTCATGTATTTGCAAGGTATTATTATCCAGCAATAAGTGCATGTGTAGTGACAAGTCCTGAAAGAGGCAAGGAAGATAAAAGCTTATGTTACTGTGTAAGTGGTAATGATTGGGTATTCAAGGAAAACGCAGTAATCAGTAGATTAGATGCTGGAGACATCAACACTATCCGTAAAATTACATGGGAGGAATAAAAAATATGTATTTCACGAATATTAGTAACCCGGAATTACAACAATTCCATGATTTAAGGTTTAGGAATTTCAGCATTAGTTTAACTGAAATACTATCCTCAAGTTTATTCCAGGTAGAAACCATCATACCTGAAAAATTATTCAAAATTTATCCTTTATTCTACAGTAACGAAATCAAATGTAGCAATACTAATGATAAAATATTAGATAATAGATGCATTATTGCTAATAAGAATAGTAATGAAAGTTATTATAGTTTCATTAGTGATGATACTGCTCCTATTGTAAGGTATAATGGTAATATTGGTTTCTTTGGTATTGGTGATGAGTTAAGTGTGGATGAGTTTAACAGTATCGTTCAACTTTATAGATCTAAAAATTTCACTGAAGAAATCATGATCAGGAATAGTCTTGTTAATGGACAGTTTGGTGATTATAGTTTTAACCTGGAATCTACTACTATTGTTGATAATGGTGTTTTGATTACTAAAGAGACATTGGAGAATATTGGTACGGTCCGATTGTTAAATCCTGTGTTTCCGAATAGTAATTACTTGTTGTCTTTGAAGGTGTATAGTGTTGAAGATTTCAACTTGGATTTAAGTGATAATGATAATATTATTGTTACTCCATTGGAGATACCGTTAGAGCATAATGTTGATGTTAGTATTCCTTTTGAGACATTGGATTTGAATAATATTGTTGGTTTTGATGGTAGTATTAGTATTGACCATAACAGGAATATTGTACAATATCCATTAAGTTTAACCGTGTCCAGCAGTACTCTTACTCCATCAGTGAATAAGGCTTTTGAATTATCTTGTTTGTACTTGGATGATGCTGGCGAACCTTTAACTGATGAGAATATTACGTTTAAGTTAACTGATGAAACGGTGCTTGGTACTGCGAGAACTGATAGTGAGGGTGTTGCTGTATTGGAGTATACACCAGGTAGTTTGGGAAACCTGGTGGTGTATTGTGTTGATAATCATAGTAATAAGTCAAGTAGTATTAGTTTAGAGGTTGTTAAGCAATCAAGTAATGTTACATTAACATCTGATAAGTCATTAGTTTATATTCCTGGAAGTTTCACAGTAACTGGTAGTTTAACTGTTGAAGATGAGGCTTATACTGGTAGTGTTAAGTTAATGAATAATGGTGTATTATTGGATACATTAGAAACTAACCGTTATGGTGTATTCAGTAAAACTATTAATGCTGATAGTGTTAGTAATTATCAGTTGCAAGTAGTGTTTGATGGGGATAATGTAGTTCAAGGTTCTACCAGTAGTTATGTTAATATAGTGGCTAGGAAATTGAATACTAACTTGTCTATTAATGTTAATAGGACTACAGTTTATTTCGTTAGTCAAAATGTTACAATTAATGGTGTTTTAACTGATGAATTAGGTAATGGGATTAGTGGTGCTACAATCACATTGAACGGTGAATCCTCAGCAGTTACTACTACAACAAACAGTAGTGGAGCATACAGTTTCACTAGAAGCCACAGTGAAGTTGTATCCTATTCATATAATACTAGTTATGCTGGAGATAGTACTCACAACAGTAAAACCTCAGCATCTAAAACAGTTAATTACAGAAAAGCACCAACAAGTGTTACTATACTCAATCCTCAAAGCGAATACGAACCTGGGGATACTGTATTAATTAAAGTTTCATCAAATTATGGAACTTTTAATCCTAGTAGTGTAACTGTCCATTTATCTGCCCTTTATTCATGGGATACTTCTACAAAAGATGGTAATGGAAACTTTATATTTACAATTCCAACTGGTTTTAATGGGCAATACACATTAAGAGCAGTATACTATGGGGATACTTACTATGGTAGTAATGATGTTTCCATAGATATTAATATTGTTTATACTCCTGTTGATACGCTAACATTATCTAAAAGTGGGAATAACTTTATATTAAATTATAAGAAAAATGGAGTTAATGTTACAGGGTTAGATATTAGAGGAACAATATTATCTTTATCAAATCCTGTCTCTCAATTCCCATCTCAAGAGGGTACTCACACAGATAATAGGGGAAATGTACCATGGGATATTAGTGCAATTATTTCAATGGGATTCCATGGTACTGCTAAATTCACATTTGCAGGAGTAACCAGTAACACACTAACATACTAAAGGTGGTAATAATTATGGCTGAACATACATTAGCAGATGAAATAATAACCATCATAAAATCAGAATCCAATAACAACGAAGCACCACAAACAGGAACAGTAAACCACATCTACACTAACGGCTACGTAGACATACAACTAACCAATAATGGAGACATCATAAAATACATACAATGCATAGGAGAACCCAAAACCAATAAAAACGGAGTAATAGTGTTCCTAAACGGAACACTAGACAATCCAATATTCATAGTAGACCATGACACAACCGAACAAACAATCCTAGCACTAGGCTTAGGATTATTCACAATCGGCAGTGATGGTGACTTATACGTGGAACTACCTAACGGTATCTCCAACCCATTCAGCATTAATGAAGATGGAGATTTATTAGTAGAAATTCCTGATGGTGCAACCAATGATTACGAAATAAACAGTGATGGAGACATAACATACGATAGGTGGGATATATAATGACAACATATAACTTAGGACATGTAGTAGGAAGCGATGGAAGACCAGGAGACAAAGGAGACAAGGGAGATAAAGGAGATAAAGGAGACAAGGGAGACCCAGGCACTATAACAATAGACACCAGCCTCTCCACAACATCAACTAATGCAGTGCAAAACAAAGCAATAGCAACAGCAGTAAACGGCAAAGCAAACACAACCCATACACACAGCATTAGTGATGTAACCACATTGCAGACAGCATTGAATGGAAAAGCTGAAACCTCACATACTCATACGATTAGTGATGTTACTAATTTACAGACATCATTAGATGCTAAAATCAACACATCTGACATTGCTAATAACCTGACAACAACAACATCAGGAAAAGTATTAGATGCAAGACAAGGAAAAATACTGGCAGACCTCATAGGTGATGCTATTGATTATATCAACTTATAAAGGGAGTGTTAGATTATGCCTAATGATACAACTACATTGAATGGAGCATTAAGACAACTTGGAGAAACAATGGCTGCCAACCTAACCACACAGGGCGTACCATCTACTTATGATGAGGGATTGACTACATTAGCTGGAAAAATCCTAGACATTCAAGGTGGAGGAGGCACTAGGACCTTAACCTTAACTGCTGATAAAAGTATATTGTCTTATTATGATGGTGATGAGGCTATACTTAGTGCTACCCTCTTGGAAGATGGTGTAGCAGTATCAGGGGCTACTGTAGAGTTCTTCAACGGTAGTACAAGTATGGGTACGGCTCAAACTGACAGTAATGGTGTAGCAACAAAAACCTACACTTCAACTGGTGCGGGTGATGTGTCATTGAAAGCAGAGGCAGATAATGGTATGTTAGTATCAGAAACATACACTATTGAAGATTGTGTTTATTATAATGATGGTAGTAGGACAACTGGAATGCAAAAAACAAGTAGTGCATCAATCAGTACAAATGGAGAGTATGTTGTGCTTGGTTCGACTGGAAGTAGTGAACAACACATTGGATATGGATTATCTTATCAATCAAGTGATAATTTTGAAATCAGTTGTGTTTTAGATTATACCAATGCACAATCATATGCTTACTCATTCCTATTATGTGCAAGTAACTCTCTTGGTGGTTCAAGTTGTTATATGAATGTTAATAAATCTAATGGAAGATTAACTGACCATCTTGGTTCAAGTTCAAAAACTTACACTCTAACATTCGCTACTGGTGATAAAATCACTATTCGTAGATTAAATGGGAATTGGGTAATCTTACTTAATGATACAGTAATTTCAACAACTGCTTATACTTGGACTGGTGAGAGAATGATTGGGCATTATACTTATCGTGAATACTCAATCTATATGAAAGATATAATCATCAAACCATTATAATGGTTTGATTTTAATATTTTTGATGGATATACTGTTTGCTCTCCATTGAGTAAACTTGAAAGTTTCTGTACTATAATTGGATAACCAAGTAGTGGAATAATCAGAGGTATCAACTACATTGCCTTGATATTGGAATTCTACATCAGTTCCCTCTTTTTTGACTTGAACTGGATAGAATGTTCCGTTATCCATATTCACATTACTTGATTTCAATTCCTCACCAGTACCAGTTTTCCCAATATAACATCTGAAATAATTGTTGACGGTTGATTTACCGAAACCAAGATGATGGGCTAAACTTTCAGATGGTGGGACGATGTCTATCCGTTGACCCATTCCACTTACACTTAATTCACAAGTGAATATCCAGTCATCTGTGTTATCCCAACTGAAACCATCGATTACAGTATTTGAAACTGCACTTGATGAACTATGAGTCCTTGAATGAGTAGTAGTATCATACAGGAAACAATCTTCAACACTGCATATTTCTGATGAAAATATACGTTACAGGAACAATGAAAACATACACCCAAAACCATTCACATCGAAAAGGAGGCATGATAAATGAAAAAAGAAAACCCACATCAAGGTTGCCCATACAGGCACACCTGCAAAAAAGATGAAACCCAATGCTGCTACCTACTCAGCAACAGGGAATGCTACCTAAACACAAACAAAAGCAAAAGATTCATATGAACCCTGAAAACCGAAGACTAAAAGAAATCCAATCTGAAAAACTAGTATGGCAAGACCAACTAGACAAAGCAGACACTATAAGCGATTGCCTAACATTCAAAGGCAAAATCGAAATAATAGAAAACGAAGAAAAAGAAATCCTAAAAAGAAACGATGTGATAATATGACTAGATTCAGCAAAGCTGAAATGAACGCAGCAGCAAAAACAATAAGAAAACAACTAAAAAATATGAAAGGATCCCCTGCAAGTATCAACATGGTAGACATGAATAAAAAAGTGCATAAAATCTCTAAAGCATATTATATGGGATTATTCGAAGCACAAAACATATTCATAATGAAAAACGGCAGATACCCAAACTATGTAACATTAAACTCAAAAGCAAACAATCCATTAGTAATGGATTATCAAGATAACGGTTACACATGTGGACCAACTAGTTTAAGCATGGCAATTCAAATGCTATTCAGTTACAAAAGTGAAAAAACCTGTGCAAAAGAATGTGGAACAATCATAGGCTCAGGCACCACACCTGACAAACTTATAGCAGGTGCAAAAAAACTAGGATACAAAGTAACCAAAATAAACAGAAACAGTAACGCAGTAAAAAACAGCACCAGTAAAGGATTTCCAGTAATAGCGCATATTCAAACCAAACCAGCAACATGTCTAGGTTACGTTGGAGATTATGGACACTACATACTAATCTATGGAATGACCAATGATGGATTATACAAAATCGCAGACCCAACCAAAGGAATCAAAAAATGCAAACCAAGCATACTAGACAAAGCAACCAACGGCAGAAGCATACACTACTACAAGGTGGAAATCATATGAAACTAATACCAGGACAAACCCAAAAAGAAAAACAATACTACCTTAAAATTCAAAAAAAGAACGCTGAAAGAGAAAGATTACCACGTGGAATATACCAACCAAAAAACTAAACATATTATTTCGATGACATAGACCTAACCCATCTGTCAAGTAATGGAGAACACGAAAGACAGATGTAAAAACCAAATTATACAAAATTAATTTTCCAAGTTAATTAGAATAGTTTTATTATCCACACTTGTTAGATCTATCGAGAAAACAATATTGGTATTTCACTTGTTAATGGACCAGGAGCATATTATAGTTCCTGGTCCTATTTTTTTTTAAAAATTTTTATGTGATGTGGATGTAATAGTTTATTATGAATGTTGAAACCTTGAAATGCTTACTTGAAAATGTGCCTGGTGATTTCGATGTCCTGGTGGATAGTGTGAATATGGAAATTCCAGTTGATGCTGTTGAAATTGATGTTGAAAATAAGAAGATTATTATCAAATAATTTTGTTCGTTTCTATAATATCGAACGTTTTTATGAACCAAAAATTATATCGAATCCAAATAATAAAAAAAATAAAAGAGAGAGTAGAATAAGTTTAGGATATTCACAAGCCTATTCTACATTTACTCAACCGAATAACCTAAACTAACCAAATGCTCTCTATGTTATCACTTATATTATATGTGAAATATAAAAATCTATTGTAAAACAAAGTTTTATTAATCCATAAAAACAGAACTTTATACTGTAACAATTCGTGAAATGAAGTGTGGTCTACGGTGTTGCAGCACCTCTCTATCTTACTTCACTGGTTATTAAAAAACAAGTTACCTACAAGGATAAAATGATTGTTATAACCAATAGATATTTATGTTTGAAATGTTATTTAAGTTTATCTAAAATAGTCCTAGAAGAAATAGGAAGTTTTTAAACATAGTGAGAACTATCAACGATTATTTACTTGTTTTTTTGGAAAATGGTTCAGTATAAAAAGAGTTATCGGATGACATTTATAATATTAGTTTCTCTACTATTATAGTGTTATCTTCTTTTATTGTCCATTTCAAAGTATCATTCGCAGTTAAACCTAATGTTTCTGCGATTTCAGATGGAATAACCGCTTTTAATGTAGTGTTATTCTTATTTGCATAATTTACTTTACTAGTGTATTTCATGATGTTATATTTGTATATCGTTGCTATTATAGTTATGGTAACTATTGTAGTTACATTTATATACTACGATAACCAATATTAAATTGAAGCACATGTAATTTCCCAGATTACAATGCTTCATCAAAACCTACAAGGTGAAAAGAGATGAAAGATAACAGAGATGAATTAATTTTAATCAATGGCGAATACTACAGCCAAAAAGAACTGGAAGGATTCATAGAATCCAGTACCGAATTAGCACAGAAAGGTGAAAGGCAAACTCGTTTTATCAAAGCCCTTAAATTGAATTTAAGTAAAACCACACTTGAACGCAACCAATTCTGTGACAAAGCAACCCGCTTAAACAAAGAACTCCAAGACATCAAACAAATGAGCATGTTTGAATTCGGTAACACTTACTGCAGCAGTGAATCACTCGAAGCAGACGGTCACGCATTAGCAAGAAGCCTCGGAGTTGGAACAATGACTCCTGAAGAAATTGCAATCGAAAAAGCAGAAAATGCTTACATACCATACACTGCGGAGGACTTCTAATGAAATCCTCTCAACCTATTTTTTTAAAAGGCGACAACACCGTAGTGAACATTGACGGGTACGAAACCACCATAGGGGAACTCAAAGAACATGTAATCGATAGCGTAATGTACAGGAAACATCTCAAAGAATTAAGAGGTGATGACTAATGTTCCATAGTGTCTATGATACTCCTTCAGATTTAGATTACTCAAACTGGGAGTATTTCGAATGCCCTTACAACCATGAATGCAGTACCTGTGAATACGATTGTGAGGTGGAAGAATGATTGATGAAATCTACGAACTCAAAAAACAACTCGACTTTGAACACGAAATCATCTTGCAGATGGTCAGACCTGATTACCAAACACGTATCAGAAAAGATGATGTTCTCAAGAAAGTTGACAGTTGGATATTAAAAGTAATCAGACCAAATGGGGAAATCTGCATCATCAACGTTGAATATGTGATGATAGCATACCTTGGTAAAAAAATGGAGTGGTAATTATGAGTTGGATGAAATGCTTACATGTCGGAAATGGAACTGCTCTCGTACAATCCAATCGTACAGGCAGAAGCTTTCCAGTAACTGTGAAACATGACATCAAATACCTCATCAATCAAGGTGACTATTTGAAAGTAATCAAATCACAAGTCAGTGGCGAATGGACAGCAATAGATTACAATGCTATCATTGGAGGCGATTTACAATGAAATCACTTTTAATTTTATTATTCGGCAATAAGAATGTGCCTAAACACGATTTAAGGAAGAAACCTACATCAGATGATGCCATTAAATCACTTAACAATTTCGTTGAAAGGAACTTTTACATTATTTGCCTATTAGCAATCATCTTCCTTTTAATCGTGTTTGTAATTGTCTGTTATGCAATTGTCGGAGTATCCGCAACAGAAAGCGGAATCCAATATAATCAATTCCATAACATCGTATAAAGGTCATTTAACCATGACAATAGGAGCATACTACACTTAAACTAATTCCTACGTTTATGCGTTTCCCTAAATAATTTTACCCAATAATGGTATGCTCCTTTCCCAATATTATCAAGGAGGATTAAACTTATGAAATTCATTATCAGCACATTAAGCCCAAAAATGTTCCTCGAATCAGACTTCGATTTGAGATGGCACACATTAACCGAAGAGGAATTCCAAGCACTAATCCTAGATGCTTACTCCTGTGTAGGTTATGAAGATGTGGCTTTAATGTTAAACGTGGCTCACAATAAAGAGCCAGTCAAAGCAAGAGCAGGAGACATCCTACTACTTGCTGATTTGTCTAATGGAAACCTTGAATACTACTGTATCCAAGTATGCCCATCAGAAACTCCATTAGTAAGGGCAGAAGAACTAGAATATTTAGAAGAAGAGATGATATAGATGGCATTAAAAAGTAAACAAGACACTATCAAAGCAGAAATAGTGGAAGAAGAATTACCATTCCCAGTACCTGGAGTGGATGAAGACGATCAAGAACAAGTGACTGACATTGTCGAAGTACAATCACAGTCTTTACCTGACACTGCAATCCTTGACCCAAGCATACCAATGAGTACAAAAATTGGTGTTGCGACTAATGTTGCAAACTGCCTAAAAGATTTAGTGGTAAGTCAAGGTTTGGTGGTTACTGGTTTGAATCCGAAACAACCTGAAGCAGAATATGTGACAGTGGAAGGTTGGGAAGTGCTCGGAACAATGTTAGGTATTGTTCCAGATACCAAGATTGTTGAAGAGATGAAAAACGATAAGGGCCGTACAATTGGATTCAAAGCAAGAGCAACATTATACCAAAACCCAATAATCGATGACGGTAAAATCGTAGGAGGCACAGTCCTCTCCACTGCAGAAGCCTATTGCACACGTGACGATTTCCAAAAGAAATTCTTCAGTATGGCAAGTATGGCACAGACCAGAGCACTTGGTAAAGCCTACCGTATGGCTTTATCATGGATTGTTAAAATGGCAGGGTTCGAAGCAACCTATGCTGAAGACATGCAAGGATTCAGGGGAAAGTAAATCCCCTTACTTTTTGAAGATGGTGAGATTATGGAATTTATAGAAAAAAACTTCAAACACAGCGACTGTGGAGAATTGAACGAAGAACTTGACAATTTAATTTCTGATTTATCTTTCCACCGCGAAGGATTAACAGAAAACTTCATGGACATTATATTAGATCATTCCAACCAAAAAGAAAAAGAATGGGCAGAATTATATGATGCTCCACTTGACTGGTTAGAATCAATATTAATCAAAACTCAAAAAGACCTTTTAGAAGGAGTTATTGATAAATTAGAAGACATCGTATACACTGAAAAACCAAAAAGACAACCAAATATGGATGCTAATCAATCCCGTGAATGGTTAATTGATGAAGTAAAACCATTAATCCTTACAGGGATTACTTCACAAACAGAAATTGCTAAACAAGTAGGTGTTGACCCACGAAATGGAGTAATGACTGTTAGAGTAAAAAGAGCATATGGCTGTAACTGGAAACAGTATGTAGATGGAGTTCTACATGGAAGATATTAAGGAGACAACTAAGAATGTCTCCAGCAATTATTTTTACAACAAGAGGTGAAATTATGGCATTAAGCAAAAGCAATATTCCTGAAGAAAGCATTGAAGAAGTAAGTAACGGACAGGTCACATGGGATGACCTTGAATTTGAAGCAGTATTTGTAGATGAAGAAACTGAAACCAAAAAGTTCTACACCATCAGTGGTAAGGAATCCATATTCGAACCAACATGGGAAAAATTCGGAATGGGAGACCTTGATGTTGGAGACACATTCGAAGGCAGACCTGAAATAACCCTCTTTGAAAACAAGGACAAAAGTTATGATGCTGCCAGGTTAAGATTAGCTGATGATGGTGAAATTGTAGACATCTACATTAACTATCCAAAAAAAGATTTCCCATACGTAACTGGAATCAACAAATCATTTGACTTCTACCGTAAATGTTTCGATTTCATATACGGTGTCCTCAGATGGAAAGATGAAACCAATGTTGTAGACAGTAACGGTGAGGAAATCAACAAATTCAATAAAGTCAACCTGGAAAACTTCCTGAAATTCGTAGACAACATGAACCGTGTAGGAATCAAAATCACTGAAGGTAACCCTGACAGTGACTACAATTCCTTTATAATCTACAAATTGGAGTAAACCTATGAGTAGCGATACCACTACAAAACAATTAAAAGAAACCTTAACTCCAGTGTACAAACCTTCATTGGAAAAGGACATTTACACAGGTTTAATAAGTGAATTCTATCTCCAAAACACCGATGACATTGAAGTTGAAAAAATACTCACTGAATTACATAACAACTTTGATGATCATGAGGTTAATCTTGGTGACATCATAGCATTAAAAGACAAGATGTATAATGGAGAGGTAGAACCTAATAGTGGCGTAGATGGTATCAGCAAACTTTTAACTGTAAACTATGATAAGAAAATTTCTAAAAAGACTGTGAAAGGCATTAAACATGCATTACAGAAACATGATGCTCATAATGTCCTTTCATTGAACTTATCTAAAACTAGAAGTTTAAGATTAGATGAAGGGAAATGTGAAGTAATCATACTGTCTATTAGTTTCAACACTAAAGGAGAGGACAACACCGATTACTTACGTGTATTATCCTGTTATCCAAAACGTATAATTATACATGATAACCCAATAAGTGATGCTGGAAGGACCTTTACTATATACTGGGTAACCAAAAAAGGCACAAGTTTCAAAACAGAAACCATGATGATTCCTGAAATTGAAAACTATCTTGAAAACCATGCATACGTATTATCTCCAAAAACACTACGTGGAACTGTAGCAGGAATAATTCAAATAGCAATCGACAATGAAATTGCCATCCTGAAAAATGAAATTGAAACACCAGGATTCTATTGGAATCCTGAAACTGAAAAAATAGACATCATTGATTACAAATACACACCACCAACTACTAGTGAGTTGGAAAAATCTTTGAAATTGATTGAAGATTTAGCTGCTGATTTCAAAGACCATGAGGATAAACTAGCAACAATCTTGAAATGGAATCTAGTATCTGCATTTGGATTTGCAAAGAAACAAATGGGATTACCATTAGAGCAATTAATCCCTTACCTCTACCATTATGGGAAAGCTGGAAGTGGTAAAACCACCATCTCCAGGATAGGTTTATACTTTTGGAGCGAACCCTCCACCGAAAATGACATAGGTGGAAGCGAAGCAGACACCATCGCAAGACTAGGAGAGCAAATCAGCAAATCTACATTTCCCAAAATCATTAACGAACCTGACACTATATTCAAAAAGAAAACATTAACAGAAACAATGAAAACTTCAGTGGAACGGACCAATGCCAGGCGTAGATTTGAAGGAAAAGTATTCCAAACAATACTTGCTTTAGCTACAGTACAATTCACATCCAATCATGCATTACCTAACAATGAAGGTTTATCCAGGAGATTCTTACAAATACTTTATTCTCATAGTGAGAAAAAAACTGATGCTGAAAAAGAAGCATTCATGAAAAAGTACCGTATGGATCAACCAAGCGAATGTAAATTCCATGACTTGAAACCATTAGCTAATTTTTCATTGGAGTATATAGTTAATCGACCTGAAGTTTTAAGATTGGATTGGCAGACTTTATCTAATAAACTAATCATGCAAGCATATATTCGTTGTCAACGTAATGTGCCTGAATGGTTGCTTACTTTTGTTGAATCTGTCACTGATGATGACCTGGATGAAGAGGAAACTGAAGAGTTAAGAATGTTTTTCATTGATGAAATCAACAGCAAAATTGGTAAAGTCAACAGTGATGTATGGGAATCACCTTCAGATAAACCAAAGAGTGTTAAAAGTGCTGAAGATTTCCATAAACGAGTATTTGATGTTATCAATGAAAGATTAATCCCATATATGGGAATACATCACAGTAGAAAAAACAATACTGATTATGTTTTTTTCACTAGTGGTTTGAAAAAAGCATTGCATGGTGCAAATCAGATTTGTTATGATGTTAAAAGTATTGCTGAATTATTAGGTTGGCATTATGAACCTGTGAAAATTGATGGGAAAACTGCACGTGTTATGCGTGTAAGATTTGAGAAATTTATCAGGTTTTTATATCCTGATTATAGTAACATGGAGGGCAATTGGTAAAGGTTACATGAAATTTCGGAAAGGTTACATTTCGTTAATGTTACTATTTTCAAAATCGTAAAAAGGAGTATAATGGTTTGTTTCGTGATTTGGAGCATTTTTTGCCATGTAACTTTTTATGATTTTTGAGGTTACATTTGGTGGAATGAGACACCCCCCTATAGTACCAAAATAGTATACTATAGTGATGTAACCATGTAACCATGTAACCTTAACACCTATGAAAAATAGCCATGTAACCATGTAACCATGTAACTTTTAGAAAAAGAGGTAAAAGTATTATGTTAAACTGCAATCAACCAAACTGCAAAAACCACCGAACCTGCAATCTAAAAGAACCAACAACCAAGTACACAACCGAAATACAATACTGGTTAAAAGAACTAAAAAAAGCCAAAAAGAGAATCTATGACTACAGAGAAACTGTAAAAGAAATTCAACAACACAAATATTCCATTCCAATAAACGTATACGGTCACATAGAATACGCACCACAACAAAATGCATTCGGAGTATTCATAAAAAGACCTGAACATGTCTACTACGGATGGAACTTAAACAACTTAAACAAGATCGTTGAAGAAATCACTGAAAGAATAAGAGAACTAAAAATGAAAGAACTGAGGACAGAATCATGAAATCACATGAATTACTTGAAATGAAATTAGCAGATGTCAGCGACACACTACTGCAGCGTAAATGCGAAACACAACAACCAATAGTAAAAGTAGATATCCCAGGATACGATACCACTACTGGAAAAAGAATGCTCCTGACAATCACATTAAGAGAATGCAATGGAGATGAGTAACATTGCAAAATCATGAACTACAACAAGCACTACAAAACTATGATAATGATAGTCAAGTAGTACTATTAGTCAAATATAACGGAGCATATGGATTATTCACAGATATAAAAGTTGGAGAAGCCAAAACCAAAGGAATCACATACGTAATATTCAACAGTGAAGAATTAGATGGAGATTACGAAGCAATATTAGATGGCAAGGAGTGTGTATTCAATGACTAAATTCAAAGTAAACGGAAAAGAAATGGATTACGTTCACATTCAAAAAAACATTGATGGATCTATCGAAGTCACATATAGTGAAAAATTCGATATTGTCACAGCACACATGAGTGACATTATGCAGAAAATACGCAACAATGGATTAACTGCACAGGTATTCCGAGCTAATGCTAAAAAGTATGGTTATATTACAATCGTATTGAATAGACCTGAGGATTTAACTGGAGTATTATTTAGTTTGGATATTCCATTGGATGCATGTGACTGGTTAGATAAAGAGAATGGTTATGTAATTGTTGAAGTTGATAAGCTTCCAGGACATAAACCAGTATCTGAAATGAATCATATAAACGATGGAGTGAAAGCATGACAATAAAAGCAATAGATGAGTTAAAGAAATCTCATGCCAGGATGACAACAGTATTGAATGAATTGGCAATCCTGGAAGATGGAGTAGATGCTGACTATTCAGATGTAGTGATTGATTACAAATGGATAGTCCGTATGTTGGAAAATCGTAGAGAATCATTACAAAAAAGGGGGCGTACCTTATGAGTAATTTGAACGAAGAAGACATTGCTAAAATGTTAGATATGGAAAATGCCGAAATAACCTATGAAGTTGAAATTAAAGGATTAATGGATAATTTGGAGGAATGGGAAACCTTGATTGAAGAATTAAGCAGTAAGGAAAAAGCATTATTGGAGTGGAAGGAGTTATATCAATCTCATAGTGAGATGATTATTGCTGAAACTGACTTTAAAAGTCTTTATGGAGCAAACAATCAGAAAGTCAGAGATAATCATGTGAAAAAAGAATTAGGGACTTGGTATGATACTATTAAGGATTTAGAATTTAGTATTGATTGGATTGGTCGTAGGATTAGTTTTTTAAGGGAGTTAATCCGAGTGAAAAGAACAATAATGGAAAGTAAGTAGAGCGAGTGAATAATAGTTTACAAGTATACTAAAATGATAATATGAGTAAATGTAGATTAATACATGGTGATTGTTTAGAGGAAATGGATAAACTCATTGATGAGGGTGTAAGAGTTGATATGATATTAACTGACCCTCCATACCTTATGAATTATCATACGGGGCGGATAAAAGATAAATCCCACGATTTCAGAACTCCTATTGCCAATGACACTAACTTTGAATTGATAAAAGATGTTATGCCTTTACTTTACCGATTACTCAAAATGGGGGGGGGAATTTATATGTTCTGCAATAGTAACCATATAGATTATTTCAAACAACAAATCCAAGAATACTTTGATTTTAAGAATATACTGATTTGGATTAAGAATAATCATAGTGCAGGAGATTTAGTCGGAGCATATGGTAAGAAAACAGAGTTTATAATCTATGCAAGTAAAGGAAAACATATTTTAAATGGAAATCGTGATGTAGACACTTTGTTTTATGATAGAGTTGTTGGAAATAAACAAGTACATCAAAATCAGAAACCAGTTAAGTTATTGGAATATCTTATAGGGAAGTCCAGTAACTTCGGTGAAACTGTACTCGATTGTTTTATGGGTAGTGGTTCGACTGGTGTTGCTTGTCTGCAAACCAATCGTAACTTTATAGGAATTGAATTAGATGAGAAATATTACAACATTGCTAAAAAGCGATGCAGTAACTATCAAAGTAAATTGATGTGATTAATTATGGAATTTAAGGATTGTGAGTATAGATATACGGAAGATGATATTCTTTACTGTGATAACAAATATGATAAAGACAACCGTTGTGATAACTGCAAACAGAACATTCACTTGAATTGTACTAACTATAATCCTAAAAAGGATTTCTGTTTGAAATTCTTTGAACCTGAAGTGAGTCTAATGGCAGATTGTAAAGAGAAATCTGTATTTAATGATAAGGAGTTGAGCCGTAAGGAAGTGTTATTGTATAGGAAGAAAGAAGCTTATCAAGTGATGTCTGATAAAATTATTGGTGAAACTGACTTTAAGGCATTGTTTGGTAAGAATAATGCTGATGTAAGAAAACAGTATGTTAAGGAACAGTTACGCACTGAACATGAAACTATTAAGGCTTTGGAGTTCAGTATTGACTGGATTGGTCGTAGAATATCATTCCTCCGTGAGTTGGTGAAAACCAAAAGAGGTTTAATGGAAGTGAAATCTTGATGCAGATGGGTTTAGGGTTAGCGTGTAACTTATGTGGTGAGTGTGTTAGTGTCTGTTCTGGTAAGGCACTAACCATTACCAGTGATGAGTTGGTCTTTGATGGCAGTAAGTGTACTTACTGTGAGTCTTGTATGGACGTCTGCCCAGAATGTGCGATTAGAATATATGAAAGGAGATGGAATAATGCCCGTAATTAGATTTCTATTCAAAGAAGATGAAAAAATAATAGAAGACATCGTATCTGAAAGAAATGTCAAACCTAAAACAGCACAAACTTATTATCAAACCGTTTCTCATTATTCCGAATATTTCAACAAACCATTTACTAAATTAATCAAAATTTATCAGAAAGAAGAGGAATCAAAGGTCTGGAAAAAAAGAACCTTAAAAAAACATTTGGTAGCATTCCGCAATCATTTGTACAACACATATTTACAAAAAACTGCTAAAATTTATTTTTCAAAACTACTGACCATTTTTAGACATTTGGAAATCGAATTAAGTTATCTTCCAAAATTGAATAATAAAAACATCAATGAACTTCCACCGATAACTTATGAAGATTTACTGACTAAACAAGACTTGCAAAGGGCTTATGATATCGCAAATCCTACAATGAAAGCAGTTATATTGTTCCAGTCTTCAAGCGGTTGTGCAAGAAGAGAAACTTTGAACTTAACTGTGGAAGATTATATTTTAGCAAATAATGTTCAGATTGAAGACATTCCACTTAAAACTTTATTGTTAAAGATAGATACAAATGGAATCCCCTCATTTAAGCTTTTAAGACAAAAAACAAACAAGTATTATTTCACATATTGCAGTCCAAGAGCAAATAGAGAGATATTTGAATTGTTAATAAATAGAGATAATCTTACATTGCAAAGCCCTTTATTTGATTTGAATTTATACTATTGGAACAAATATTACGCCGAAATCAATGAGGAATTAGGATTGGGTAAAGTAAGAACTTTTAACAAGTTCAGAAGCCATATGATTCGTAAGTTTCATGCCAGTACATTGTATAACAATGGTTTAAGTATGGATGATGTAGATAGTCTTCAAGGTAGAGGTAAAGACAGTACACATCAAGCATACTTTATGGAAGACCCTAAACTTCTTAAAAAGAAGTATATCGATCATATGGATTGTTTGTTATTGGAGGTTTAATATGAAATCAATTCCAGGAACAAAATATATTACTTCTGCAGTAATGAATGGTCGTCGTTATTTCCCTGTTTATAAATGTGTTGATGGCAGGTCTCGTTTCTTTGGACAAGGACGTACATTGATTGAAGCATTAATGATTAGAGATTGGTGTATTGCAAATAACTGGGAAAAAAGGTATTCTAAACATTCTACTGGTGAGAAGTATATTTGCATAGTAAATGGGGATTATCGAGTTGCTAAACACATTGATGGGGTATGTGAAAACTTTGGTTCATTTAAAAATTTAGAAGAGGCAATAAAAGAAAGAGACTTATGTATTGCTTGTAATTGGGATTGGGATGAAATATGTGAATGTATTGATGAAGAGTGAGTTTTATGAGTAAAGATATTTCAAAATATGCTCCTCCAAGTGATGAATTATTAGATGTTTTAGGAATGAGATTAATTGATATCCAAAACAAGTTAATGCTTCAGATGGAAGCGAAAGGAGTCAAACAAGATTGGATTGGATTCAAAGCGATGAATGGATTTAATAATAAACAATATGAATTAAGAATTTGCATGAGGGAGTTAGAATGAATGAGTTTAAAGATTGTGAGTATCGTTATGAGGAAGATAACATGCTCTATTGTAAGAATAAGTTAGACAAGGACGATAGATGTGATAATTGCAAAAACAATGTGCATTTGAATTGTGACAATTATGTTCCAAAGAATGATATGTGTTTATTGTTCTTTGAATTAGGAGTCAGTGAAGTCAGCCAGTATGATACTTGTGCGGAAAAGGTGATTTACAATGACAAAAACTTGCAGAGAAAATGGTCAAACTGAATGTAAGCATTGCACCCATGATGGTTACTGTACTGTCTTTGAATGTATCTGCGACACTACTGGTTACTGTGGGGTACAATCATGATTACTGTAATCAGCCAAACTACAAAGGAACGTGAAGAAGAAACAAGACAATTATTCCTACAATTAAAACCATTATTAGACCAAGGTTACACACTAGGCAAAGCAGTAAAACAAGAACTCAATATTAAACATGGAGCATTCTACAATCAAGCATGGTACAAAGACTTGAAAAAAGAATGCATCAAGCAGGGAGTGAAACCCAATGGAAACTATTAACAAGGAATACTTGATAAGAGTAGCTGACTACATGAAACTACCACGACCAAAACACCGTAGCAGATTCATAGTGAACTACGGTGAAATTTTACCAATTATTTTGGTGGAGAGTGGTGAAGTGTGAAAACTTGCAGTAACTGCAAACATGCAAACTTACACATCCCATATTGGACTTTTCCCTGGAGTGATCCATACTGCAGTAAAGGGCATGGGAAATGTGAAGTTGATAAGAGTTGTGATGATTTTGAATTAATTGGAAGATTAAGCAGGTGATGTGTGAATGACTGAAAAACGATTTGTTGATGATGGATTTGAAGCGATTGATGAACAGAGTTTTACAGATACTGAAACCGATAAAACTTATTATGTTGATTACTTTGATGAAATTATTGATTTATGTAATGAGTTAAACGATGAAAATCAAAGACTCAAAAAGGAACTGGAAGAATGCAAGAATAATAAATTATTCAGTCGCAGAGAACTTGAAAGAGAAAACAAGGAACTCAAATATCATTTAAACAGAACAGAAAAAGAATTAAAAGAATATAAAGAATTTATGAGTTTAGGGTGATTTTGAATGACTGAATTTACTATTGGTAATATTTGTAAAGAAGTGCAAAGAATAAGGTTTGATTTGGAAAATGAAGATGTTGCAAGTGCAATTAAAAGATGTGATAATCTTGATGAGTTATTATGTGAAATTGAAGATGGAAAACATACATTAGTTATAGGAGATACTGTAATTACAATAAATTAAAATGGTGATGTGGAATGACTGAAAATCAATTAACTTACTATAAAGGTCGGCATAAAAATCCGAAGTGGATACATTACAATAAAAAATCTAAAAAATATACTATTAATCGTGTTGTTCATAATTTCAGAACTTATTTCGGAAGTTATGATACATTAGAAGAAGCCGAACGAGTTGTTGAATTTTTGAACAAAAATAATTGGGATAAAAATAAATTAAAGGAGATTGAGAATTGACTGAAAAACGATTTATACTTGATGATGATGGAATAGTTACTGATATGCTTGATTTATCTATGTATATAGATAATGAAGATTGTTGTGAGAAGTTGAATGAGTTACACGAAGATGTGGAAAGACAAAGAGAATTTAAATTTAGTGCTATTAGACAAGCAAATCGTATAGATAAAGAAAATGAGCAGTTAAAAGAACGGAACAATCGACAAGCCAAACAATTAGATAATATCTACCAGTTAATCGAACAGAGAGATTGGAGAGCATTATCTGACATATTAAATGACTTCAAAAAAGCAGAAGAACAATTACAAAAAGAATGGAAGTGTTACGAATGACTGAACGATTCATAATCGATGATGCTGGGACACTAATAGATATGCAGACAAGAGATACCTATGATTATGTATCCGATGTATGTGGACTCTTGAATGTGTTACATTCACGAAATAAAAGACTTGAAGAGAAAATACAAAGAGAACGAACCTCATTTACAAAAACACACGAAAGATGGAGTAAAGAAGCCGAAACGAAAATCAAAGAATTATCAGAAGAGAATGAGCATATCAAACAAACAATCAAAAACATGATGGAAACTGAAAGAACAGAACTCGGACAATCAGTCCTCCGACAATTAGGGGAAGCGATACAATGACTCAACTACAATTTGGACAACAATATTGCAATACTTGTAAACAATACAATCCTCAAAGTATGAGAAACAACTGGGACGGTTGCAAATTACACGGTACCATTGTCTTACCATATAGTCACGCTTGCAGATATTATGAAAAAAAGGAGAAAGAACAATGAACGAACCATACAGTATAAAAGGAACACTAGTAAAAGACCACATACACCACAAAAGCTACAACATGACCAGCAAAATCGACGCAGAAAACCTCTACAATACACTAACCACCTACCACAAAATACACATCCTAAACAAAAACATAGAAACACAATACGACAACATAACCAAACAAATAATCCAACTACAACTATCAGTTAAGATATTGGAACATGAAATCAACACACTCCAGGAAGTGGTCACAAAATGCAAGTCACAATAGATTCAAGAGAACAAACCAGAATAGACTCCGCCAAGAAATGCTTCAAAGAACAAGGATTAGAAGTAACTGTTGAAGAACTGGAAATAGGAGACTACATCTTCACTGATGGCAAAAACGAAGTATGCTTTGAATTCAAACTAACAAGCGACTTCATAGCATCAATACAAGACGGAAGAGTCTTCAACCAAAGCATCGAAATGGCTGAAAACTATGATTACGCATTCGTAATAATCCATGGAGACCTACCAACAAGAAGCAAATGCATAGCAATGAGCAGAAACTATCATGAAGTGAATGTCTTCCAATACATCGGAGCAATAAGCAGCTTAAACCGTTACGTCACAGTACTACAATGTTACAGTCCATTCATAAATGAAAGTTACTATACCATGATGACACAAGCCAAGAAGTGTTTATCCAATAAACCAATAGTAAAGAAATTCCCCAGGAAACACCGAAACCCAGCAATGAATTACTTATGCTACTGTGTATACGGTTTGAATTATAAAAGAGCTGCTGAGATAGTGGAAAACCTAGACTTACATACCCTGGAAGACCTACTACTATTAGACTGTGAACAATTAACACGAGTTCCTGGCATCGGACTGAAACTAGCAGCTAAAATAATCAAGACAATTGAAGATGACAGTTATGAGGATTAAATCTATTCAAACCAAATATGGAACAATAACTGAAAAACATGGATGGTACTATGTCAGCAGTAACGAACATGGACACAGAGGCAAAGCATTACACAGAGTAATATTCGAAGATTACCATAAATGCACCTTACTTCCATGGGCAAACATCCATCACAGGAACTTCAACAAACATGACAACCGAATAGAAAACCTCCAACTACTCAGTGCATCTGAGCATCAGAAAATCCACAAAGCAATCTACCGACCATCAGAACAACACAAACAAGCCATAAGCAACGGTTTAAAAGGCAGAAAACTGGATATAATCCATCGAATAAACTTAAGAAGGAGTAAAAAACGATGAGTATTAACCAACTAATAAACAAATACTATAAACCTGATGGGAAAAACAAAACAGGAACAATACGAGTAAACAAAGCAGAAAAACACACACCTGAATACAATAAAAAACTAAAAAGAGAACAATACCGTAGAAACAGACACTTAATACTGGACCAACTACTACTTGAAATTCCTTTTACATTAGAACCAAACCAGGTTACTCAAATAAGATACTGGATAGACAAATTCAATGATAATTTCAAAGAATTTCACTACAACAGCAGCAACGAAACAATCATATTAGCATTTATCATGATACAGTGGAAACAGAAATACCCAAAATTATATGTAGCTAATATGCCAATCTGCAAAGAATACGAACTCACAACACCGAAATTCGAACTAATACAAAACAGATTAATATTCCAATTAATGAAAACTACTGAATTAACATATAACCAAAGCAAATACGTTAATCATAACCTATTGGAGAAAAGCCACTATGACTAATAATATAATGAGGAAGAGTGAAATGGAGAAATGGAATAACCCACGTTTATTCTACTTAAACTCCATCACAAAACCCTTACCTACTACATGCCCTGAATGTCATGGAGACTTAACCACCAATGATGATCAGGATGAAACACTATGCAGTAGTTGTGGTTTAATAGTTTCAGCAAGTATTGAATATGTTGCTGGAATTCGTATAGATCTTCCTTACGGTAGACATTAAATTGGAATGTTGTAGTATAGGCTGGTGCGTACAAATATTTTTATATCATAATCAATCATAGGCAATCTTGTATTTCGGTTTTCTTCTGTGTTACGTATATTTTATCGTTTTTTCGTATCTCTTGGATTTAATTTCGATTTAACCTTCCAAATAATATCGTATTTGAAACACTCTATTTCGTTTTTTATAAAACTACCATAAATAAAAGAGCATTTTAGCTAATTTCATTAAAAAATAATACTGGTAAACCTACAACTATTAATGTCTACTATTTTTCATTTATCATTTATATATGCAGGTTAAAAGATTCATAAACTGGAACTATGGACCACTGTTCATGGTTTTTAAATATAACTAACTATCCTTCTACAAATGGTGTGAAAACAAAAAAAGAATGTGCAACTCATTCTACCTGCCATGACTCACACCACAAAATATGCCTTGTACAAGAGAATTGTACCAGGAAATAAAGTATTTGTAAATCTCTAATTTCAAGTAAAGATAATCATTTTATTATCTCTACAATTGTGACTAATGGTGCAATAACTGGGGTGCAACTCCCCAGCAAGGCAATTCTTTTATAAAACTAATTTTACGAGTTGATCAACAATGAACCCTGACATAATAGGAAACCTAACAACAATAATAAAAATAATAATCATGACTATTGCTCCAGCAATAGCAGTATACATTGGAACTGATGAACAAACCGTAGCAGCATTCTTAACTGCAATACTCACATTCGCATTGGCAATAATAGATGCACGTTACCCAAACAATTTCGGTGATAACAAACCAGTTGCAGCAGAATCAGAAATACTCAACGATGAGTACGTAACTGGTGATGAGGATGACAGCCAATGAATGCTACCGAGAAGACCAACTACAAGGTCAATCTAGGAAAATCACAGAACTAGAAGCACGTGCAGATTTCAAAGACAAACGGATAGATGAACTATATCTTAAAATGGAAAAAATAGAGTTAAAGATGGATAAATTGAATGAAAACGTTAACGCATTACTATTACAATCACAACAAGGTGACACTGACTTAGAACTACGATTAAAAGCAATAGAAACAGAACTAGCCTTGCAAAAACAAACCAACATAGACAATCACAACCGTGTAAGCAGCCTATTAGCAGTAGTAGGAGTTGGTTTAACACTAATTACAATACTAATAAATGTTTACTTCAATATGATACATTAAAAACAAAAAAACTAGAACTGGGAAGGATGGTTTATATTATGCAAATAGAAACAGTTAAAATCACGGAGTTAATAAGCCCTGACTACAACCCAAGGCACATAACACCTGAAGCAATGGAAGGGTTAAAACAATCTCTAAAAGAATTCGGATATATAACTCCAATCATAGTAAACCGACATAATAACCACATCATAGGTGGAAATCAAAGATACGAAGCATTAAAACAACTAGGATACGAAACCGTTGATGTAATCTACACTACTATTACAGATATTAACCGTGAAAAAGCATTAAACATCCGACTAAATAACAACAGTGGAGACTGGGATATAGGAAAACTAGACACTATATTCGAAGACCTGGAACTAACAGGATTCGACTTAACACTAACAGGATTTCAAACAGAAAACCTACAACCAATCAAAACAGATAATGAAATTCCAAGTAATGAAACAATCACTGCTGACATAAATACTGGATTAAAAATTGAAAATAAAAAACCTGAAGTAGCAGCTGAAAAACCTAAAACTACTCCAGGACCTACTGAAAATAATGCTGAAAACATAATGATCTGTCCACATTGTGGACATGAAATAAAATTAAAAAAATGAAATTTAATGAAAAAATGTGAAAAAAAGACTGATTGATATGGAAGAATGCTACTGGGAGCAACCATTACTCGGTAAAAATGGAAGTACTGAAAATGGAACTCGAAAATATAGAGATGTGTATTTTAACCATAATGGACACATCACTTGTGAACAGATAGCTAAAATGTTTGATACAGATAAAAGAAACATTGAGAACCATAAATCAAATTATAACTGGGATGGCGTATTAGCTGATAAAAAAGCATATCTTCAAAGGAAACGTGATGAGAAACGTGAAGAGAATTATCAGAAACATATTGATAAAGATTTCAAAAATGCTGATACAGTATTAACCATTAAATATGCTCAAATTCAAATGGCAGCTATCAAAGTTGGTCTTATGAAACCAAATGGTATGATTATACCTGAAGAGTTAACTTTCAAAGAAGCATGGAAAACCATAGACAATACTGATGTTAAAACATTACAAACTGTTATTATGCGTGACCTGGAAAAAGCTGGAAACATCAATGATAAACAAGTACATAATGTACATGGTGAAATGGATTTAACTCAAACAATCAAAGATGCAGATAATACTGCAAGCATCGATGATTTATTTGAATTATACAAAGAGGATGAGGAGGAATCCATGAATGGAAATGACACCAAATGATTATAAAAAAGAACTCAACCTCAACTACCAATTCTATAAAACACTATTAGATAAAACAATCTACCATAACCCTTACATTGAATTAGATCCATACCCATTACAAACATTTCCAATCATTGAAGCTAACAAACCAACAACAACCTATAATGATGAATTAATAGGTGCTGGAGGATTCGGTGGAAAAACAATACTAGGTGCAATGTTAGCAGCACAATACCTAGAACATAGTAAATACCAATGCCTGGTAACAAGATTACACTACCAGGAACTAACTGGACCAAATAGCATATGGAGTATACTAACTGAATGGTGCAATACTACATGTGAAATAAACAGTACGAAATTATACATCAAATCTCCAGCAGGAGCATTAATTCAATTCAAAGCATTTGACCATGAAAAAAGAAAAGAAAAAGTCAAAAGTGAATCATACACCAGGATAGTAAATGATGAGGCTTCCGAATTAAAAGAATCAATACTAAGATTCCTATTCCGAAGTTTACGTAAAGAAAAAAACAATCCACTCCCATTAAGTTTCATAAACTTATCAAACCCTGGTGGAGACAGTACTGAATACTTAGCAGACACTTATGTTAATGGAGATAAACCATACTTCGCATTAGATTGGAGACACAACCCATACATAGACAAAGAACAATATAAAGCAAGTCTTGAAAACCTGGATTATATCGACCAACAATACCAACTACACGGTAACTGGAATTACAAACCAAAAGTTGGTGACTTACTATCACGTGCTGAAGGAGAGGCACAGCTAATAACTAACTTAACTACACCATTATACTATGAAATCATAGGCATTGACTTAGCTGGAAAAGGAAAAGACATGTTTGCTGTAGTTTGCTATGATTACTTAGCTAATGGATTGGAGTATATTAAAGATTTCAATCAAACTCAATCACATAACCCTGAATCATTACTATTAGATTTCATTGTTAAACATAATCCCAATCCCAACCTTCCAATGACTAGTGTAATAGTTATAGAACAAGAAGGTGGTGGAAGTCCTGAATATGCTAAAAAATACTTTAAGGACATGATTAACGATTATGGTTACAACATACCTGTAATACTGAAAAAACCATCAGGAAGCAAATACCAAAGAGCAAGACCATTAATGCACAGCATAAAATATGGGAATACTAAACTAAACCAGGAATCAGAATACATGGATGATTTCATAGATGAGGGCATACAATTATCACCTGATGGAAAAGGTAGAAGTCCAAACCTGGTAGATAGTGCAAGTTTAGCAAGGAATTATTTACATACTGATATTTTAGGAAATACTACAACAGTTACTGTTGGAGCAAGAATCGGAGGATAAAAAGATATTTATGATTATAACAGGAACACCAGTAGATAATCGTATTGCACGTGTAGAAAAAAGCATAGCAAACAATCTACAAAACAAAAACTTATTTCAAAGTGAAAATAAGGACACTGCAAGTAATGTAATAGAATTAAAACCACCAATACCAATGAGTGATTGTTTATTCGTATTTGAAAACTCATCACATGTAGCAAAAAGTTGCAGGATATTAGCTGCAGACATCATTTATAATGAAATCACATTAACCTATGATACAATAGAGGAACCAACAGAGCATGAAATCAACAAGTTAAACAAAATCAATAATTACATCCATGACAATATAGATGAGTTCTATAACATGGCAGTAGATTGGTATTATGCAGGATGGTGTGCAATGGAATACACCTGGAATAATGTCAGTTTCAAACTAAAACAAATTCCAATCCATTCATGTAAAATCATCAAAGTTCCACTTCAAGGTTTCACAGTATACCTATTGAAACAACAAATCAATAGTACCACTAAATACTTTAAAATCATGGGTGAAACTTATCCTGATGATCTACTTTATTATGGTGGTGAAAAATTAGGTTATGCCTCCTTGATGGGTGGTGACAATATCTACCAATTTTTCAGCTTACCAAAATGGATACAAGATTATAAGAAAATACTCACTGAAATTGCAATCAGTGCAAGTGATTATAAAACCGTATCCAATGGTAACATTAGTAGTGGTGTATTGAATATTAACCTGGAGCCTCAATTGAAACCACCATTACAATATGACCCTAATAATGGTGAAGTGATACCACAGGATAACATCAAATCAAGAGAAGAAGTGATTAGTGAGGAATTACAATCTGCAAACGGTGGAACTGCAGTAATATTCACTGAATCCAACAGACCATTAAACATGGATTACGTAAGCTTAGCAAATAACAATCACAGTTACTTATCTGACTTAAGCTACAAATGCCAACAAGCAGTATTAAACGATTACAACATACCATTAGTACGTTTAATGATTAACAGTGAAAAAGAATCCATGAATAGTAATAAAACACAGTCAATATGGGAAATATACACATTAAACTTACAAAACGAACAAAAACCATTCAAACTATTCATAAGAGAATTAATCCAGGACCTATATGATATTGATGTTACTGTTGAAATCAGTACTCCAATATTCAGTGACAGGCGTGAAATTGAAGTAGGTTTAATCAGCCAAGCTTGGAATGATGGAGCATTAACCTTGAAACAGTTTGTCACAGGTTTAAGTGAATACTTAAAAGTGATTGACTTGAATGAATATGATTTCACAGTTAACCCTGAAATATGGGATTACAGGAAAATAGACAATCCTCAAAACATTAGTCCTGATGACCTCGCACTGATAGATGAAGTGGAGGCACAGTTAAATGAGATTAACTAACAAGCATGACATTAAAAACTATCTCGGTAACCGTAGAATAGCTGTAATTCAAAAAGCACACTACACTACACATACATTAATCCAATTCGTAAACAACCGTTTAATAGATAAAAAGATAATGGAATGGAATAATGAATACACTACTGACATAAGAGACCCTTTTAAACAAGAGAATATTGAATCACAACTCTCAGGTTACAATGTCATGGCAACCAGCAAAGACTTACAAAGAATACTAAAACACAGTGCAATTCAACGTAATAGTTTCACTGAAAACGAAGCCAGGAAAGTAATACAATCAACTGCTGGAGACCTAACCCAAATAGAAGCCCAAAGAATAGTGAAAAACTTAGACTATGTTGGAAATGTCCTGACTAATGCAGATGTGAATATTAAGAAATATGAAGCATTAATAGAGAAGCTGCCAAACAGGACCAGCCGTAGTGAAATATTGAATCGTTGTACTAATGCTGCTGAACATGAGCTTGTACCAACACAAAGGCAAAGATGGTTAGAACGAAACTTAGCACGTGGCGAATCATACAATAAGAAATACAGTTACAAAGAACTAAACCAATTGTCACGTGACCTGGAGCGTTATAAGACACATCGTTTAGATTATGAAAAAAGCATTATTGAAAATAAACAAGCATTCCGTGAAGGATACGAAGCAGTGAATCAAACCAAATCCTGGATATGGTCCACATTGGAAAAAACCAGGCATCAAGAAATGGATGGAGAAACAGTACCATTAACCAGTAAATTCGAAGTCACCAACGAACAAACTGGAGACACTGATTACTTACTATTTCCTGGAGATGTCAGTAATGATCATAACAACTGCAGCAACATTTGTAACTGTGGTTGCACTTATGAAATCAATAACTAATTTTTATGTAAAATCAACCTTAAAAGGAGACAATGGTGAGCGTGTTACTATGTAAACAAAAAGCATTATACGTTAAATGTTGTATTATAGCAAATGGTGTAACTGATAGCCAAGGAGACACATTATATGCTGAAGACATTAAAAGAATCTTCACATCATTTAACAATCAAGATAATTTTGAAGTATACCACAATGAACTACCTATTAGTGAGGTTTCATTGCTTGAAAATTATATATCAAACGCTGATGAAACGATTGGTACAGCTGTAGTGCCTCGTGGAAGTTGGAATGCAGTAATAAGAGTTGACAATCCTGACATTAAAGAAAGATTGTTAACTGGTGAATTTAAAGGTGTTAGCCTTAACAATAGAATAGCTGAAAAATGCCGTGGAAACCTAACAGGAAACGTGCGTTACCAGGATGTCGGTAATGCTGAATGTTTCATACCATTATTCATTAGTTTCGTAGAAGCTGGAGCTAATGGTTATGGATTACATGTTATGGATTATCCAGCATATGTAATGAAAAGCAAATCTATTGAATTAAATAATGGAGCAGATGACATGGATTTAAAAGAATTCTTAGATGGTCTCAAATCCTTAATTAAACAAGCAGAAGACACACCTGAAGAAGAAGCTCCTGCTGTTGAAAAAGAGGATGAAGACCCACAACCTGAAGAAGAACCAGTTGTTGAAAAATCCGAAGAAGAAGAGGAAGCAGCAACTGAAGAAGAAGTAGTTGATGAAACCTCCACCGAAGAAGAACCTGAGGAAGAGGAAGCTACTGTTGAAAAAGCAGAAGATGATTTCGATGCAAGATTAACACGTATCGAAGAAATGTTAGCAAAAGCATTTGGTGAACAAACTGAAGAGGATGCTGAAACCCCTGACCCTGAAGTAGAAGAGGAAAATGAGGACACTCCAAAAATCACTAAATCAGAAAAAGTAGTGCTAACTACTCAAACTGCAAGTCAAACTAACTATTACGAAATGACTGGAAGAGATCCAATTACTGGTTGTAAACTTAGAAAATAAAACCTAAAATTTATTATAATTAAAACAAAAAAAGAGGAGAGTACATCTTTATGATAACCCAAGCAGACATTAAAGCAAACAAACCTGTTATTGTAAAATGGGATAAACCATTAACAAGCAATGGTGTAGTAACTGATGGAGTATTAGCTGGACAAGCTCAAGAATTCATCACTAGAATCGAAGAAGAATCTGAATTATTAGGACAACTCCGTTACATTGAAATGGAAGGAGAAACCCAAGACATTCAAGCATTAAGAGTAAGAGCTGAATTACAAAACATGAATAAGATCACTGGAACTGTAGGCGCACAAGTAGCTGACATCACTACTTTAACTGAAACCACTCCAGGAATTCTTAAGAATACTTTAGAAGCTCAACCTTTCACAGCTTACTGTAAAATTCCTAAAACTTTCTTAAAAACTAATATTGAAAAAGAAAACTTCATTGCTAAATATGAATCTTTATTAGTTCCTTCCTGTGCTTTCAGTGCAGAACAAATCGCTATATTTGGTAAGAAAACTTTAGCTGATGCAAAAGGTATTCATGCATTAAAAGGTATTCTTGCACAATTAGATGATGTTAAAACTGCATGGACTAGTGGTCACAGTACAGATCCTAAAATCCCAATGGGTGAATACACTGCTATTAACGCTGGTGTAGGTTACGAAATCTTACCACAAATCGATGCAATGTTAACTCAGTTCACTTACCAAAGAGGTAAAAGGAAAAACGCTAATATTTATGTTTCCTCCAAATTAGAATCTGCTATGATTGCTGAAGCAAGTAAACGTGAAACCGAAGGTGGTGACAGATTATTCTTCAACGATAACGGTAACATGGTCTTCAGAGGCAGAGAAGTTATTCAATTAGATGCATTAGACAACCCAGTAAACAGTTACGCTGATGTTGTAATCATTGCAAACCCTGACAGTATTGGTTACGGTCCAATCATGGAAGCTGAATCCGAAGCTGAATACAAAATTGAATTAAAATCTTACTTAACCAGTGTTGATTGGATGTTCGATGTAGCTATCATCTTCCCTGAAGATGTTTTATACGCTGATGTTGATTATACTGCAAAGGAGTAAGTTCATCTTCCGATAATGACAGTAACGAAGATGATACAACTGAAACTGTCAATATTTCAGTTACTGTAACTGATGGTACTGACCCAGTGAAAGGAGCGATTGTTACTATTGGTGGTCAATCATGTGCTAATGGAACTGGTGATGCAGGAGGTTGTACTGTAAGTGGTGTTGCTATTGGTGAAGGTGTTGAAGTCACTGTAACCTGTGAGGGTTATGTTGATTACACTGCTACTGAGGACATTACTGCAGAAACAACTACCATGTCAATTACATTAACTGCCTCATGATGATGGAGAATAATACTATTCTCCGTTATTTCTTTTTTTAAATTAACACAACTTTTAATTATATAAGACTAGTAGGTGATTTATCCATGACTAATGATGTTACATATAGCAGTACAATTGAAAATTGGATAATTTCAAACCTAGATGGATGGCGAATCGAAAACCAAACTGAAGAACCTGAAACTACTACTGAAATTAACCCATACATGACAACTGCTGAAGCAAACGAAAAAGCCAATAAAGTAATCACCAGTAATGAATGCCAATTATTCTATGAAGAAACATTAGATATGGCATACATGCATACTAACAGATTAAACATTGATGACTTAACTGAAGTGGAATCAAGAGTATTCCTAAGAGCCGTGTGTAAATGGACAGCCAGTAACTTATGGAATAAATATAACATTCGTGTAAATAATGAGGACCTGGAAGACACTTACATACAATCCTACGGTGGATTACTCTATCATTCAGCAATAAAAACCTTATCTCAATTCATTAATCAAAGAGTAAAAAGCATGACAAATCTCACTGGAGATACTGAAGACAATAATGATTTATGGATAGTGTAAAGTTATGTCAGGATTCATACCAGACCTTACTACACGTGTAAGTGTTGAAATAGATACAACTGACATTAATGATGCTATCAGTAGAATCTCAGGTACAATACTTGAAGATGTATTTACAGAGGAATTGGAAGATGCTAAGAATACATTGGAAAACTTGAAACAACCATTAACTCAGGCAGTGGCTGAAGGATTGCAATCAAACCAGGAAATGATAATCTCATCCAAACATTCCATTAGTAATATGATGGCTAATAGTGTAGACCTCTCCAATGATGGAGATGACATCCTGGTTGGAAATACTGCTATGACTGTTGATGGATTTCCATATCCATTAGCTATTGAAACTGGAAGTAAGGACCATTGGGTTGCTCCAGTAACATTTGATGTTTTACACTGGACAGATGGTGGTAAGGATTACTACAGTAAAGGACATATGGTTAGTGGAATCACAGCAGATCCATTCGTAGAACCAAGTATTGAAAACACCATGTGGGATATTGATGAAATTTTTAGTGATTTATAAAATGGAGAGATAATTTTTATGACTGATACTGATATGACTTCAGATATACTAATCTACAATGTATTGCATTCCTGTGAAGATGAATTCATACAGAAATGTAACTTGAAATTCATAGACCAATCCGTTCCAGCACAGGAAGATGACACTATCTACATAGCAGTTATCGACTTGGAAACAAAACAGGAATTATTCAATGATACAGAATACAGGGCATTAGTTAACATTTATGTGAAAACCAAAGATACTGATTACATTAGTGGTTCAAGGTTTCTTCGTACTGTTATCAAACATATTAAAACTGTATTACGTAATGATGAGGAATGTAAAAGTAGAAAAATCGTATTCAGAAACACTACCTATGAATATGGTAGTAAATACACATTAAAAGGAATGCATTTAATAGTTCAATTACTGGAATACGAAAGCAAATCCTCAGATGTGGAATTTGAATGTGTTAATTTAAATGATGACTTTGATATTGAAATACAATAAAAGGGGCATTAAATAATGGCTAAGAAAAAAGAAAAAGAACCAACTTTCAACTGGAGAGATTCATTACATGAAATGGAAATCCCACAAATGCTAAAAGCTGGTATCAAATATTACATTGAAATCAATGACTTAACTCCAAAAAACAATAAGGACCTGGAGAAAATCATTGATGATTACAGTAAAATAAAACTAGGAGAATAAAACTTATGACAGCTAATATTCCTAAAATACAAGTTTATAATAAGAAAAACCCTGTCAATGCTATTCCTGGAATGGCTGGTAAAATTGCAGTAATCGGTGCATTTGATAGTGAGGAAACCGAACCATTATTCATTAATGATTTGGATGCAGCTTATACTCAACTTGGAACAGATACTACATTCAACGGTGTAAAAGTATTAGACAAATTATTCTATGGTGCAAGTGGAATTATTGCAGTTAACATTACCACCAAAACTGGTAGTACTGTAGATAAATCCATTATTACTACAAAATTAACAACTGCATTAGCTAAAATTAAAAAAGAATCATTTGACATGTTATTCATTGCAGATACATTAACAGATGAATTCATGCCAATAATCACAGCATTCACTGATGACAGATACTTAAACAAACTACCTATCGGTTATGTTGGATGTGTAACAACCACCAGTGAAACATGTGCAGCTACAGCAGCATTACAATCAGATGCATGTTACGGAATCATAACCCAGGCAGTAACTGTTAATGGAACTGCATATGATCTACTTGAAACTGCAGCATACTACTGTGGCGTGATTGCAAGTACAAACATTGGTTCCAGCATGACTGCTAAACAAGTTCCTGGAGTAACTGCATTAACAACAAGTCACACTTTCGAAGATGGAGACCTTGGAAAAACATTGGTTGGACTTGGATACACTGTATTAAACTGTTATGACAGAGAAAACAGTATCTACGAAGTAGTTAACAGTGAACAATTCAACGGTTATGATTTATACATTAACCGTGTACGTGACTATGTAATTCGTGAGTTAGCATTACACCAATTCCTAGGTGAAAGAAACCGTACTGCAACCTACAGTGAAATTCAACAAGAAGTGGACCGTGTGAAAGCTAAATGTGTTAAAACATTAGATTTACTCGCTGATATTGAATACAACATTGTTAGGAAAAATAGTAAATGCGTTGATATTAACATTACCAAATTATTGTTTGATGATATTATCATTGACATTGATGTTTATGTTACAATTGAGGTGCAATAAGTATGGCAGATAAAGAAATTATCATTAACGGTAAAACCATGTTGCATGGTAACGGTGTTAAAGATGGTGTTGAAACATCCACCAGCACTACTGTTTGTTTCGATGAAGTAGTGCCTCAAGGTTCACCAAACACCAGTTATACCTTGGAAATCGACAGGTTAGTTTATGAAACTAAAGAGGATTATGACTGGTTACGTGAGGAATTAGAAAAACTCAAATCAGTTCCAGGAATGATTACTACTCGTGAAATTATCAGATTCAAAGATTCAGAACCATTCGTAATTATTAAAAACTTTACTGACTGCATCCTTGATGGTAAAGATTACGAAATGAAACCTGAAGAACAATCAGCACAATCATTGAAATTCATTTGTGGTGGTTGTGATGAAAGAACTGAGTATGTATAATTTTTAAAAATATTTTTTCCCTCGTTTAATATATGTATTTTTTTTGAAGAAGACTTTAAAACTCAAATAAGGTCTTCTTCTTTTTTTTTAAAAAAATTATAAAGAAATAATGGAGTGAGATTACCAATGTCAAAAGTGGATGATTTAAAAGCTGAAGAGTTAAACAGGCTTAATAATAATGATGATGAGATTTTCGATTTAGAAAGTTTAATTACTGATGGTGCAGATGCAAGATTTCCAATAATAGTGAAATTTCCGAAAGGTAACGAAACTGTAGAAGCAGCTGCTATGATAAGACCATTAACAAGTATTGAATTAAACAATCTCTCCAGGACATCAAGAGGTAGTAATGTATCTAATTTCGGTGTTGAATTATTGAAATTAGCATTATATACCAAAGATGGTAAGGAATTTCCAGTAGATCTATTAACTAAAATTCCAGCTGGAGTGGTTAATGAGTTATGTAATGAAATTTATAGGATAAGTGGAATCACTGTTGATAAAGCTGAAAATATGAAACTCGCAAAGCAAATGTTGGGGTTTTAGATTTAGATGATGGTGATTTATCCTTTTTAACTTATGGTGTAATACATGGTTATCTCATTAACAATGGAGATATAAGTACAATGACACCTTTACAACGAATGGCAATGGTTACAATCAATAAGATAATATTCAAATGGAAATCGAAAAACAAACCATTAGTAACAATATAATGAGGGGAGGTTTAGAAGGTTGGCAGATAAAGAAATAAACATTAAAATTACAACCGAAACCGACACAGGACCTGTAGATGACTTGGCTAGTAGTGTTGAAGATTTACAATCTAACGCCGATGGTGCAAGTGAAAGTTTTGATGGTGCTGCTGAAAGTGCTGATGGACTTGGAGCTAGTACTGAAAGTGTTACTGGTGGTGGAATCGGAGATGCTGCTAGTGAAGCCGATGCCCTTGGTGAAAGTGCAAGTAATGCTGATGCTGAAGTTCAGAACCTGAACGTTGATTTAGGTATGATTGAAGCAGGAGCAATGATGGGAGTAGCTGACCAATTAGGACAGATTGGAGCAAATGCTGAAGGTATGGCACAGGAAATGAATGGTGCTGCAATCAGTGTAGGTCAATTATCTACTAATGTAGGAATGGCAGAGCCTCAAATGGTTAGTTTGATTAACCATATCAGTAATGCTACATTTCCACAAAACGAAGCAATGGCATATGTTGGTGCTTTAAACCAAATGGGAGTGTCTGCAGATAAACTTGGAGACAGTGCTACCAACATGGACCGTATTAACGATGCTACTGGAATCGGATACACTAATGTAATGCAATTAACTCAAGGATTGCAATCAGTAGGGGTATCAGCCGATAACTTACCATCAGCATTCAATGCAATTGCATATGCTCAGGCAAATGTTAATGGTGGAGCTGGAACATTAACTCAAGTACTGAAAAGACAAGCTTCTACCATTAATGAATATGGATTGAATACTGACCAACTTGTTTTAATCATGCAAAAACTCTCACAACAGGGAGTTCAAGGTATGAAAATGGGTAGTGAGTTATCCAAAGTATTAAAAGAAAATAATGGTGACATTAGTGCTGTTGAACAATCACTTGGAATGCAAGCAGGCACATTAAGTAATGCATCACAAGCAACAGGAGAATATGAAGGGCAATTGCAACAACTCGCTGATGAGGAAGCTGAACATAAAACTATTACAGACCAGTTAAACGCTGTATGGGAAGATGTAAGTCTCGCATTATCTCCAATACTCTCACCACTTGGAAGTTTCATGGGATTAATCGGACAAGCTGGAAGTTATGCAGTAGGAATCAATGGTCTAGTAACATTAGCACAATCCATGAATACCTTAAGAAATGCTGAAATCTTATCAACAATCGCAACAAAGGCAAGTGCTGCAGCTCAATGGTTACTTAACATCGCAATGGATGCCAATCCAATCATGTTAGTAGTCCTGGCAATCATAGCATTAGTGGCAATTCTAGCTTACTTGTATTTCAACAATGAACAAGTACGGAATGCAATCAATGCCTTAGGACAGACATTCGTATGGATTGGACAAGTCATATACACCAGTATAATGTCAGCAGTGAATACAGCAATAAGTTGGTTTAATACTCTACGAAATTATGTGGTTGGTTTCGCTAACAATTTCATAAACACTTTACGAAATGCAGCTGCAAATGCAGTTAATGGATTTGTATCTTATATTACACAGTTGCCTGGAAGACTCAAAGGCGAACTAGACAATATGTTACAAATGGCACAAAGTTTCATGATGGATATTGCTAACATGATGACAGGTGGTGCAGCTGGTATGGTTGTCGGTTGGATCACTGGAAGTGGTGAGCATTCACCAGGTTACATGTATGATGCATTCCAAGGTGAATTGAAAGAAATGGAAAATATTGCTGAAGACACTAGTAGTAATTTGCCTAAAACTATTCGTGGAATTGGTAGTAATATTGTTGATGAGTTTGGAGAACCTACATTTAATTTAGGTTATGAGGATACTGCTAATGCTGGAATCAGTAACATCAGCAATAATTCAAATACTCAAGGAATGCGTGATTTAATTATTAATATTGATAGTGTTGACAGTAGAGACCGTGTTCAAGAGTTAGTGGATGAAATTATTAGACAATTACGTTTCGATAATAAAACTGCTGGAAGGAGTGTATAATCGTGAGTTTCATTGGTTTAATTGATTATAAAAGTAAGGATAATTTGAATAGTGATAATTATCTTCATTTGAATGTTGATGCTGACAGTGGTGTTGATGTTACTCCTAACATGGAGATTACGGTTACTGATTTGAATAAGTCAGGAAGTAGTTTGTATAAGCATTTTTTCAATAATGGTTATGGTGGAATTACTTTTAAAATTGATGTATTGATTAAGCAAACCGATACTTGGAACGGCAAACGTGTAACTGATGTGGTTAATGGTTGGTTTATTAACATGACTCCATTAGCAATTGTTACTGAAGCAATTGATGTACCTGATGGAAGGTATATTATTACAGATAATAGTTCACGTAAACAAACCTTCAAAGGCAGTACGCTATGGAGCATGGAATTCACAACCTACGCACCATTACAATTATACAGATACAAAAATGATAACGCTGCAGTATTAAAAGCAATCAAGAAAGCTAAAAAAGCAAATAGTAAAAGTAAAAAGAAATCCACAACCAATACCAAATTCGCAAAATGTTTTTGGGGCATTATGGTTTACAGTAAAAAGAAAAAGGTTGTTAAATGTGTTAAATACTTACAGAAAGTATTATACAAACAGAAACTACTAAAAAAGAATCAGATTGACGGATGGTACGGACCAGCTACAAAAAAGGCAGTGAAAAAATTTCAAAAGAATTACAATAAGAAAAACAAAATCACTATCAATGTTAAAAATGGACAATCATTACCAACAGGTAAAAAACTATTAAGTAAAAGATTGCCAGTAACTGGAAAAATGGATTTCGAAACATTCAAAGCATTAAGAGATGCGTGATAACCATGACTGCTATTAAAAAAACAAGCAACATAATAGCTGAAGCTAACTACGCACCTAACAATGCAAAAGTACTCATATGCCGTAAAGCAGATGCCAGGAACTTGTGGGTGGATTGGAAACACTATAATAACATTCATTGGAGTCACTATCAAATCAAAGAATCAGATTTCCGTACTAAAACAGCAACATTCACAAGTCCACAGTATGTTGACCTGACAACAGGAACATTTGCAGTAATGATAACATCTCCAATGCATGAGGATTTCGGTGGAATTGTCCTGGATGTGAAGTATGATCATAAAACAGGATTATATGAATATCAATGTCAAGACCATAGTAGAAACTACCAGGGCAAATTTGAATTGATAAACACTAACCGTAATTTACATCGTGTTTTACAATATCTGATTACTCAAGGTGGAATTTCAACCATTGGAGCATTATCAAAGACAAAATTGAAACAATGGAAAAAAGTATTGTCAGGTTTAAGACCAGCATATCAATATGAGCAGAAATATTATGGCAGCACTTTTAACTTTAATCCGATGACACAGAAAACAAAGATGATTATTCGTAATCAATCTTGGATTGAAGCAATTAAAACTTTAATATTGGGAAGTGGAGCATATATAGATGTTTATTTCGATAAGTATGGGATTATACATATTGAACCGTATACTAAAGATGATTTCTATAATACTGGTTTATATTTGACTACTCCTGAGATTGCTGAAGCAACTCAGGAATTCGATACCACCAATATTATTACTGGTGTGGTGGTGCATAGTAGTGATAAAACAAAAATAGGTTCTGCATATGGTTCTAGCAACCTGGTTAACTTAAATCTTACTGCAATATTTGGAAGCCTTTACACTAGTATTGACAATCCAAACCAGGAAACAAGCACATCTTCAGATAAAACCAGTACTACGAATAAACAATCAGTTACTAAAACTAAAACTGATAATCCGTACAATACTAAGAAAAAAGTAGTATGGTTGAATAGTGATAACATCCTGGGGAAATCTATTGATAGGAAATTCATGGAAGATGTGGCAAAGATACTACGAAAGCATGGATGGAAAACTAAAATCATTGGTGTTGGTCCGAATTATCACACAGAGACATACATGGGTCCGAAAAATGGCGTATGGTTCTGTATATATGGTGGAGCAGATGGAGCAGTATTTAGAGAGGCAAGCCGTAACAACAGTTACACTAACAAACTGAAACGTTTAGGGTCTCGTACTGTTATTGGAATGCATGGAGGAGGAGACATCCGTAAAGGTGGGAAATACTATAAGTTCCTTCCTAGAGCATGGGATGACAATTACAGTCCATCAGGTTATACTGGAATCAAATATCCATTAGACATGTTAACCAAAGCCAAAGTTCCAATAATGTATGCAAGTAATGCTAAACAAATGGCAGCGAAATTCCTAGCTGGTGGAGACAATCCGAAAGCCTGTTGAACCTGGAGGTACTAATAATGAGTAATGCGTTAGAAAAAGCAAAAGCTAAAGAACAATTAATTGATAGTATACGTGATTTATACAATGCTAAAATTTCATTGCCTCTTGGAAATCCGAATTTGAAATTAGTACACACCAATCAATTCCTATTCACTGAATTACCTACAGATGTATTCGAACTGGCAAACATGGATGTAATCGCAACTGCTTTAAACAGTACATACTCCAGGTATAGTGGTTATACATTGAATCGTTGGTATATTGAAGGAATTACAATAACTAACGATGGACACACTGCAAAGATGGATTTAGAGTTAAATCCATTTGCCAGTAATGTATTGAAATTCAGAGATGACAAACAAAGTTTCGGAAAAGCATATACCGATGCCACAACATCCAATACCACAACATCCACATCTAATAAGACAAAGGTTAAATCAGTACAAACTGGAAACACTACCTTGAAAGGTGGACAGGGTACTTTCATTGACAACCTGGTTAAAAAACTGATTGGAAAAGAAACTAATGATCTGAAAAAAGCAAAAATAATCCACAGTCACTTATGCAGCCACTTATCATACTCCAGGTATTGCTGTGGAAAATATGGTAAGAATGCTGAAAAAGCCTACAAAGCAAGAAAGTTAAACTGTGGTGATACTTCCATGCTAACAACAAGCATGATGCGAAGTGCTGGATTAACTGCAGATGTAGTTCATGGTCCAAATCACTTTTGGACAAGAATAAAAATCAACGGCAAAGAATATTTCAGTGATGCTACTAGCAGTTCAAGGTCATTCAATAGTGTATGGAACAATCTTAAGTATTATGCTGCACCTGGTACTTGGTGTGGTTGTGAGGCATATTCATGTTAAAAAAAGGGTGTGGTATTTTATGAGTGTTATTAAGGAATTAGGTACTGATGTTAAAAGTACATGGAAATTCAAAGATGGAGATTTAATACTTGTTGAAAATGATACGAATCTTATCCAGGCAGTTCATAATCGTTTGAATACACGATTGGATACGATGGAAGATTACTACACAGAATATGGTAGTCTCTTACATCGATACCTTGGTTGGCGTAAGAATGAAACAACATTAAAATTTATGCAAATTGAATTAGAAGACACATTACGGCAAGACCCTCGTTTCGTAGATTTCAGTGTAAAACTGGATTACATTACAAAGGGCATTCAAATCAATATTCATTTGAATCTTGATGAAGAAACGGAAATAGATATGAATTACGTTTTAAGTGATAGTGGAACTGTGGAGGAATACTAAAAATGGCTATTGAAGAAGAATCATTCTATAACATTGTTGGAGAGGAAATAAACCGTACAAACCTTGTTCAACAAATGATTAACTATTATGCCTTGAAATTAGAAGTCGGTGAAACAAGGATAACAGATTTCAATGAAGGCAGTGAAATACGAAACTTACTTGAAAGTATTGCAGTTGACTTATACTATCTGATGGAAGACCAAAACGAATTATCAAAAATCGCATTTGTAGATACAGCTGAAGGGGAATGGTTAGACAAGCATGGTGCAAATCCATTCATAAACTTACCACGTGATACTGGAAGCATGGCTACAGGTTATGTGGTTTTCAGCATACCTGAAGTTCAAACTACAGATATTGTAATTCCTGAAGAAACAATTGTAGTATGTGAAGAAACAGGGCTTGAATACAGTACTGATAATGAGATTATCATTCCTGTCGGAGATGTGGAAGCTACAGCAAGTGTTACATGCTTAACTGAAGGTGTTGATGGAAATTGTAGTAGTGGATCTATCACCTTGATTGATGATGATTACCTTGATATTCCTGAGTTAAGTGTTACTAACTTGGATGCGTTAACTGGTGGTACTGATTATGAAGAGGATGATGAGTACCGTGAAAGGCTACTTGCATTCTTAAGGAAAGATGATTTTGGAAGCATTGGTTATTACCAGGAGTTAGGAGATAATGTGGATGGTGTGCATGATGTAGCATTATTCGATGCTACAGGATATACTAAGAAAGTATTGGTTAATGGTGACAGTAAACCAACTCCTGATGAGGTGTTAGCAGATGTCCTGGAAGTATACACCAGTAGTGAAAATATTGTTATTGGACATAATTTCACTGTAGATACTCCTGAGTATATAACTGTTAGTTTAACTGTTAATCTTGGCGTTGAAGTTGCATTAAGCACTACTGAAATAACTAATGTAATGTATGCAGTATTTGATGGTGGCAGTCCTGTAGTTGGAATGGATTTCGATGGTCTTGGAATTGGAGAAACCTTGTTTAAATCAAGTCTTGTTTCTGCATTGGAATTATTCGATGCTGTAGTTAGTGTTAATATCATTGATAATGATACTGAGGAGGAATTCACAGACCTTAGTGTTAACAGTGATGAAGTATTGCAGTTAACTGACTTAACTATTAACCAAACAATCATAGAATAAAAGGGTGGTTATATTGTCTGATTTTGGTGAGGAAATAATAAACCGTTTACCTGATACTTCAAGTCTACATATTACTACTAATCCTGGAAGGAAAGTGATTGATACTACTATTGGAGAGTGGTTAACTGCTTTTGATGATGAAGATTGGTTTAATCAATTTTTCCTGGATTCAGCTACAGGACCATATTTAGATGTTCATGGTAAAGATTTCAATGTGAAACGTAAGCTTGATGAAACTGATGAGGATTACAGGCAGCGTATTATCTATGAAACTATTGGACATTTAACCATTAATTTCCTCAAGGAAGTTTATGGTGTGGAATTGTATACTTATGTGCCTGGTTTCGATGCTACTGAAAACACTTTAATTAGTGATAATCCTTACATCTGCAGTAATGGTTTTTTAGGTGTAGCTGACTCAGTAACTAGGAATGTCCTGGATAAAAAATTTGTTGTTGGAAGTGAAGTAACATGGCTATAAGTGAAAATTTCACTGATGAGGAATTAGAAGCTCAGCTACGTTCACAGTTTGAGGAGGATGAGCAATGGGATATGGATTTCACTACTATTTTTACTTTTATTGTTGATCGTGGTGTTGATTTATACCTGGAGTTCCGTGGTCGGAAATTCGTTATTGATAAATTAACTGGTAATGTTAGTGAGGGGGGTATAGAATGAGTAGTTTTTTAACGTTGGAAGATGTTAATAGTGTTGTTGGTGGTTTCGGTGCTTCTACTTTGTATCATGAGATAGATACTGGTAGTGTGGGCAGTGAAACTTTTGATAATGTTAAGATTGATTTCTGCATTGTTTCAAAGTCAGCTAATACTGTTAGTGTAACTGTTGAAAATGATGCGTGGATTGGTGCTTATTACACATTGGA